TTATTTAGTTGCAGGTATGCTGAATGGATCAAATTTATCAACTACTTTACCCATGCCTCCTTGAATTTGTACCATTGTGGGAGCGATTTCAACGGAGAAGGTAAGTGCCAATGAAGTGCCAAAGTCCGGAGAAGGTAATCCTCTCTTTTTCATAGCTTCTACGCTCTCAAGGACTTTCTTGCTGCTGGTTGGTGTATATGCGTACATCGGTGATGACAGGTCTTCTTTGAGTCTTTCGTGGTTTGGTATGACTCCACCTGCCAGGAGCCACTCAAGCATATTGTCCCACATTTCAATACGTTTGTTAAGATAGAGGTCTTTACGGTCTGCAGAGCCACCTTCGTCTACCTCTAATACATTGAAACCTAACTGCCTCAATCTGTCGATTACGCCCTGACCGCCTCCTGAACCGATGATAATAGCATCTGCCTTCCATTGATTAGCAACATTGGCTACGGTACTGGCAAGCTCCATATTATCTACTTTAGAGAATTCTATCGGTTCAAAGGCAATTAAGCCCTGTCTCTTCTGGATTGTAGATAAATCATCCCCGAATCTTGCAACGTCAATTCCAAGAATCTTGGCTGAACCGGCAACATCCTCTTTTTTTATGGTACGACTCGCAGCCTCTTCAACTGTGGTGAATCCGATAAGCTGGTTGGAGCCGGTACGAGGAAATTGCCCTTTTACCTCTACCCTGGCAACATCTGAGTCCTCGCCATGTTTATCTATAATCTTCTGGTATATAGACTTATCTGTGCCTTCCACACTTCTTGAATCAATAAACCGTGTATTCCAGTATTCGCTATCCTTATGGAAACAGTCAAAAAACGCTCCTTGTGGTCTACGAGGGTTTGACATTACCAGCCAGAACCGGAGGAATATCGGCTCTGTAAAGAAACCTTCTGATACCGTCCAGATGGAAGCAGGTATATTACTGCCTTCGTCAAAGAGCAGAACTACGCCATTTTCATTATGAACACCTGCAAATGCGTCTGGATTCTCTTCTGACCACAACTGAGCCTGAATATAGTAATATGCCGTGTCCTTCTTCATCTTCTCTCGCAGGGATACATCAAACCATTTAGCAGGTTTTAAAGTAGTGGCAGTACGTTCAAACCAATGGCTGTTTATAGCCATAGTATGCCATTTGCCCAACTCAGCCCATGTTCTAGTCCGTAACTGTTGCTCTGTATTAGCTGTCATAATGACACTACAACCGATCCATGTAGAAGCAGCCCAATGAGCTATCCAAGCGAATAGTGTGGTTTTTCCGGTACCACGACCTGATGAAACCGCCAAGTTATACGGTAGAGGCTCTTCGCCCCTATTAATCCTTAACTGATTCTCAATATTGTGCTTACCTATGTTAATAAGCTCTTGTCTCTGCCATTTTCTCGGACCTTTACGCATAGCAAGAGGAGTGCCGACTTCTCCCCACGGATAAGCGAACATAACGAATTTAAGAGGCTCAAGCATCATATCAGGGGTTAATAACTGCTCAATAAGCTCCATTTCGCCTTTAGCGCTGTATTTCATTCCTGCATCATTCATGCATATCCCTTTATAGCTATTTCTATTTCGCCTGGAGTAAGTCCTAAATATATAATATCCAACAATCCACAGTCCGGATGTATCTCGTATTTACCCTCATTTGGTATTAGAAATTGAACAGGGGAGTATGCACAGAAGTAGGTCCTCTCAGGTTTAGCGTATTCACCACACCATAACTGTTCGTGGTATGGACACTCATTACAGGAATCCACTTTAAAAAATTTACTCATTTCATCCTTTTCCCCATTTGGACCAGCCTTTTTTTGTAAAACTCAGGCGCTTCATCAACCTCTTTAAATAATAATGATACAGAGTCCGGATACAGCCCATCCACCTTTGAACTGCAAAGCCTGTAGCCGGTTCCGGTGATTAATGTGCTGGTCTTTGGCATTTCCTTCACTATCCTGAAACCAAACAACAATAACGCATCTAAAGCGTCTAATCCTTCTGGCATTTTCATATTAATTATTCTCCCTGCTTTTAGTGTCCAGATACCTTAAAGCCCATATCCATATAAACCCTATGGCACAGATAACTGCTATGGTTTTTAATATCATTATGGCTTTCCCTCATACGGTCTTGCTTTTATTATTATTCATAATCTGGAGCCGGAAGAGGGATTTAAACCCCCACCTCCACAGCGTCCTATAGCGTCCTTATATTAGACGATTCCGGCTTTGGGTACATTACCTTTCCACATACAAAACATCTTCCATAATTTATACGATTGCGGTCATTCCGACCATAACACCATGAATGAACCCCAAAAAAACATTTTATCCTAGCTATCAATCTTATCTTCCTCATTTTTCATCAGCATACCGTTTAAATGTACAGGATGCTTCCATGCAATTATTTTTAAGGCATTCTTTACTTCTTCTCTTTCATCGGGATCAAGCCATATCACATCTGGCTTCTTGCCGTGTTCTTTCTCATAATCACGCTTATACTCAGCTATCTTCTGAAGTATTGATTTTTGGTTTGGTATTAGTATCATTTAATTCCTTCAGCCGACCAATCTGATCTTCAATAATCAATATATGATGTAGTGTGTCTTCAACATCTTCCCTAAGCCCTCTGGCATTAGACTCTAATATATCAATAATTGAGTCGAGGGTTGGATTGCTCATTTGAGTTTCATCTGCCTATTAGTAATATACTCATAACACCAATCGGCAGGTTTTTTTGCTACTGCCGATGGAAAACGCCTACACATACCAGTAGACTCCTTAAAACATATACAGGTACGGCAACATGACTTCTTCATATTTTTTCCTTTCTAATTTTAATACATATATCACGGTATTCTTTCACCATTTCCTCTAAAATATTTGTATTCTTTTCATGTACAGGCAAACAACACTTCTTCCATTTCTTACCTGAACCACAGGCGCATATAGCATTTCTGCGTATTTTATTCTCATAATTTACCGTATTATGAAGATTTGCAATCCTCTCGAATAGAACCTCAGCCTTAACGGTAAGCAACACAGAATCTTCTTCTGCCATTATGCCTCTATCTTGATAATTTTACCAAGCCCTGCCCTAATCAAGGGAAAATAATTTCCAAAATCAGCAGGTGTAAATTCATTACTTGGCGTATCCTCGGTAATCAAGCCTAACCTCTGATATGCCTCAGCAACAAGTTCAGAACAAAACAGGCTGGACAAATCTTCCTCGTTGCCACCCATAAATCCATCATGGGCAGATTTAAACAACTCAATCTTGCTCTCTTCGTAAGGTCTGCCCTTAACCTCAGCCCTTAAATCAATAAGAGCCTGATTGTTTAATGGCTCTGTGTGTAGAAGTTTTCTAATACCTACTTCGCCCTCATACGTCTTGATTCTCTCGCTCAGGGGTACTAATTGTACTCCCTGCCGTGCCTCACCGCTTGTAATGTCCTTGAGTTTACTCAGGGTAGTTGATTCCCACAAGAGCTTCATATTCCATTCTGGCGAACATATAACCATGCCCACATGACTCCAGGGGGAACCGGTAAACCGTTTAATCACATTACTGATAAGCCCTTTACCTGAAAACAACACAATATCACCGGTATTTAAATCTTCTCTAATATCTGCATATTTAGTCCTATGCTCCACCTTACGGTTCCGATTAATGTACCCTTTAATCCCCCTCCAACAATCAACAATAGCATTTTTAAAAATTTTTATCATATCAATTCCCCAACATAATATTCTTCATGGCACCCTCTTTAAAAATACATCTTTACCTGCTTTTGCACAATAAGACTTATACCCACGTTTAGTTATAAACTCCTTAAATATACTTTCCCTTGCATCCCTCTTTACTATAACTCCACAATGCTTACATTTAAACTTCATATCAACCTTATTCTCTCACACATACCAACCGGCATACAGAAGAACTTCTCCCATTGAGTACCCTTCTTTATTAGAACAGGCTTTATCATGTCCGGTGTCATTATGCTTCCCCTAATTCTCCATGCTTCCTGGCAATCAGTCCTAACCACCCAAAATATTATATTCTTGCCCTCTTCAATCAACCTCGACTTCCTTGCTGGCACACGAACATCATCCCAACAATCAGCCCAATCGCCATCCCATTGATTCTTCATTTCGGCTTCATGCCTTGCGAATATCTTTTCTTCGGGATAATAAGAATGAATATCAGCACCATAATTCTCCTCTGGTATCCAAGCACGAACACCTTTAGAAATTAAATACTGACAAACAGCCTCCTTCGCCCTCTTATCATTCTCCTTATATGACTGCTTATCAAATGGTCTTCCAGTTCTCGCTTCTACCATTATCTCTTATACCTCTTATTGTATTCGGTGTACGCAGCCTTACCCTTAGCCGTCTTCCTGTATGCCCTCATTCGACACCTCGCTCCACAGAACCGAGCAAACATCGTCTTAGCCTCAAACACCTCCCCACAATCTTTACACTTTATATCAAACAACTCGTCTGCCTGTTCATCAAGCGTCATAGTTATACTCCAATGGTAATGTTATGTTTTTAGGATCTATATTCTTCATAACCACTTCCTCAATAAAAGCCTGTATGTCAATCTCGTCTTGAGGCTGTTCCAGGCGGTCAGCATTACGCTCCTCATACCTTATATTCTGCAGGTTATACCTCTCTTTTAGCTCGACACAAGCCGAACACATATCCCTTGTATATATTATTCTTCCCATTTTTTATCAAACAAACTAATTATTATAACACATCCCACGATGATAAATAACCCTGCTAACATTACCGGATATTCATACCATTTAGGTTTCTGATTAATCCATTTCATGCTTAATCTCTTTTGCCTCTTATATTATAAAGGTATTTTCTATGTTGCTGATATATGCACTTCCCTGCCCCCACAACTTCGGTTGCCAATAGTACACTCCGGACAAACTCGATTAAATTTTGATTCAGCCTCAAACCTATTATCACACTTTAAACACTTATTAATAAATTCAGCGCTTTCATCAATCTTCCTCGTTGCCCTAAACTCAGCACAAATATACTTATTTTTATGCCATTCATTCCTGTATTTCTTCTGGCAGTCCGAGGCAATATGTCTTCCACTCTTGGTTACCTTACCCCTACATATCCTTGCCGGCTGCGTTCTCAAGCTACCGTTAATAAGCGGCACTATCCTTCCGCATATTACACAGTTTTTAGGTTTAACTATTATACCCAACCCATAACCCTTCACCTTTTTTAAAATTCTTACCAAATATTTTCACACCGTAACATAAAATATTACAAGGAAAAACGAACATGGACCTAATTTCATTTTATCTGTCTAAATTTAATATATTCCTCTTTATTGCTTTTAACCTTATCCCAAGCATCAAGGACTGCAATCATCATATCATAACGATTATGACCACACTTGCCAATCTCCTTACTGCACAAAGGACAATATATCTTCTTTTTCGCCTTCTTTAAACAAATCTTTCTGCACTCCCTTCTTAGACCTCTGATATTGCTCTATAATCTCCCATGTTCCATTACGGACTATACTCGATGAATCAACGGAATCAACACCCAACTCAAACGCCCTCTCCAAATATTCCTTCTTCCCACATTGACCTATATGTGACTTTAAACCCTCGGCTCTCGCAAATTCTACCCACTCCTCAACCATCTTCCACTTCCATTCAACCGAACCACCGACAAATATATGTGTGAAATTATCCTCAAGATCCCTCTCTATATCCCTTACCCTCATGCCGTCTTGGACAACTAAAGCTAAATTAGGTGCCGTTATAAGCTCTCCCCTCGCCCACATAAGAGAATACTCAAGCGACTTCATGCCTCCACACATAATATCCGGACATACTATGAAATCTAATTTAATCCCCATCCTGTAACAATGTGCAATATTCTTCAAAAATAAATCTGCCTGAAATGGATAACCCTTCCTATAACAATTAAATACTCCATTATCCAATGCACAGGGGACCTTACCAAAATACTTCTCAGGAGGAAATGACTTTAAATCAAACGTACTTATCATTATACCTAATTCATATTCCTTCACCTTTTCAAACTTCTTACCAAACGCTGTACCTGTATATATCTGCATAATTCGCACCGTAACATAAAATATTATATATTACAAGTAAAAAAGCGAACATAAATATATATAAAAAAAATAAAAAGTTGGTTGGAGTGAGGACGTGGGGGGGGAGAGGAGTCCCAAAGTTCTCCCCCACCCCCCCCTGGTTATAATTGGATCCATTTTGGATTGATATTTCTAATATGAAATGATTGTTGATTGATTACAACTGGATAGGCATGAACTGAATTGAACTGGAAGTGATTATGTTCTATTGCATCTGATAAGAGTGCTTATGTTATAGTAGTATGATTTACCTCGATAACACGCTCTTGTGGTGGCTCTAGCCTGAGTGCTGAGAGCCTCTGTAATGCAAGTTGTATCGGCTTGGATACGTCTAGTGTGTGAGTGTGGCTTACGTCTATCTTATCCCCATATACTGCCCTATTAATCTTACTAACATACCATGAGGTAGACTTAAATAAAACGTCAAGCAATTTGGCTTGCTTGGTGTCTGTGCAGGTTTCTATCCTCTTTAATACATCCTCAATCCTTATGTCCGTACTGCAAGACTGAGCAAGTCTAAACCTTTTCTCAAACTCTGGATTGTCTACAAACCATTGATAAATAGTCCACCTTGACGGCAGACCTTTGGATTGAATATCAACTAAAGTCTTTCCGGATGATAAGAGATTCAAGATTTTTTGTGCTATAGCGTCTGTGTATTTTATTTTTTTCATGTGTGTATGTTGTTATTGTGTTTCTAATTTTACCTATTAATATTCCTCTTTTATATTCCTCTTTGTTTCTTTTTTTATTGTGTCTGTTTATGTTCGTTTGCTTATTCTTTCGGCTGCATTTGTATTCTTCCGGTTCCGTTTTAGTTTAGTTCTTATTTGTTCTAAGTATTGATTACCTCAACCCACCCCCACCCACTTTTAGGTGGGATTAAGTCTTTAATTACATTTATTTTTTATTGATGTCAAGTTTATTTTATATTCTTTTATAATTGTTGTAAAAGGTGGGTGGTTTAGTATGCTCGGATATGTTTGCGTGGCGTGGCGAGGCTGTGGTGAAGCCGTTTTTATCTGAATCCATTAAAAAAGCCCGATTCCCTCAATTAAGAAGAAACCGAGCCTTTAATTTATTGCCTCCAGGTTGAGCCTTATTAGATGATGTCACCCTGTTGGTGTTCGTCAATCCCTAATAACTTAAACACCACTTGAGTTAATTCTGGAACAACATCTAATTGGAAACCCTCAGACACATGGAGACTTTCGCCCTCATAGTCTCCGAGATACTCTTCAATCTTATTTTCTAAAACTGTCTTTAGTGTCCTCCTCTCAGGTTTTCCCTTAAATTTACAATTTATTAACATTCCACATTTCAAACACATTATACCCTCCTTTAAAAGATTATCCTAATTCAGCCTCAAAACAACACTCCCCTTTCTCTAATAAACATTTAAGTATCTTCTCGCCAAGTTCTAAACGAGCATACCAAACTAATTGACTAACTACTCTATGCTTGCTCCAACACAGAGCCGACATTATCATTTCCTCGTTGTAACCATCCTTACCCTTAAAGAAATTGTCTATCTTTTCCTTATCCTCGCCTAATGTGTCCTTGCATTTTTGAACTGACACTCGTACTTCTTTCAGGTGTTCCTCGTCATAACAATACTCCAAGTTTCCGTTCTGCTCTCCATGTACTCCAAAGAAGTTGGCATCATCACTTGATTGAACTGCAAACCAGAACTT